CATCCACGTGGAATGTATTTTCATCAACGGTGAGGTCACCCGATGTGTACACGTTACCCACCACATGAAGATTAGCATCTGGTTCCTTTGTCTCAATTCCCACAGAGTGTGTCATCGCATCCACGTGTAAAGTGTTTTCATCCACTGTGAGGTTCGAAGACACATAGACATTACCTACAACATGAAGGTTCGCATCTGGTTCCTTCGTTTCGACTCCGATGGAGTGTGTTGTCGCGTCGACATGGAACGTATCCTCATCAACGGTCAAGTTCGAAGACACGTACACATTACCTACAACATGAAGGTTCGCATCCGGTGATTTCGTTTCAATTCCTACGGCGTGTGCAGTCGAATCGACATGGAACGTATCCTCATCAACGGTCAAGTTTGAGGATACATACACATTACCTACAACATGAAGGTTAGCGTCTGGTTCCTTTGTTTCAATTCCAACAGAGTGTGTCGTCGCATCGACGTGGAACGTATCTTCATCCACGGTCAAGTTCGAAGACACATATACGTTCCCTTCGACGTGAAGTTCCGCATCGGGATCCGTTTCTTTGATTCCCACCTTGTTCCCAATTGAAAGAATATCGGTCGTGTGTGTATTCCCGGTGACATACAGAACATTAGAACCAAATTCATCTACAAACAGATTAGAGCCAACATCGAGAGAATGTGTTGGTGTCGCAGTCAAGATACCCACGTTGGATTCTGTGAGCACTCGACCATATACACGGACATCGAGAGACTCGGCTGTTTTAGGAATGATTGTGGAACCGTATGAGCTGCTATCCGTATATGTTAAAACCAGTTCGTCCGGTCCTTCCCGGAACCCAACAGCTACATTTGAATTTGGGCGGTGTAATATAAGTCCAAGATCCGAAGAAACGTTCTCTTTGCCAAGCTCGATGATGGGATCTTTCACGATCGTGTTCACTGTGGCGACTGTCGTGATCGCACCGTTCACGGTCATGTTCCCATCCACTACCAAATTATCTTGAATATACGCGTTTCCAAGCGCTGTGAGAAGGTTTGAACCTTCGGTGTCTATATTAAATGTTGAACCCACGTCGAGTGTGTGAATGGGAGAGCCATTCGCTACACCAACATTAGAGAGAGTCGTGACAGAAGTAATCGCATTGTTGAACGAAACTGTGTTCGCAGTAACGTTACCGTTAATCACAGCCGCTTCAAGTGAGAAATTGAGAATGTCTTCGGCGATCGCACCGGAATCCATCACCTCTTTCGTGATTCGGTTGTACGCTAATACAGTAATATTTCTATCACTCAGATCCGTACGTTGTCGTAAGGGTGTCATGTACACCGAATCTGAAAATGGTACCTCAATTTGTGTATCGCTTGCGTTGAACACGATCGTATTTTCCGCCTGGTCATCGGTACAGTTTTTACCGAACCTAATCTTGGTGGAACGTTCCACCGTCGGCAAGTTCTTGACCATTTAATATAGAATGGCATTTTAATTCGCGTAGAGAAGACCCGCCATGCCGTTCTCGATACGTAAGATGTTATAGTTGACCGCGTAAATAGGGTCATTGATAGATAAGTCTTCACTCATGATCTTGGCTGAAGAGAGGCGGCTAAAATTGAGTGTACCTGTAGGTTGAAGGGAGCTCGTGGAGAGACAAAAGGGGTACAGGAAGAAATCAGGAGATGTCACAAAGTTTGTGTGGTAATAGTTTGTAACATCGATGTAATGCGGTTTACCCCATTTGTAATTACCGACATCAAGACCATTAATGTTCAATTTGACTTTGTTCGTGGGTGACGTGAGGGCACCATCCGTGGTTGTATCCGAAGAGGCGAGATATTTCACGGGATGATTGAACGTGAGATCCTGTACGATCGTACCCGAAGCGATATTTTTCTGAACCTGGGTGATCAGAAGATCGTGCTTACGCGACGCGATGTTTCCGCGTTCTTCGTTGTCGAGGTAATAATAGTTGGCGAAACACTCGACGTTATAATTAGACGCGGCGGTCGCCCAATGAATACGAATCTCGACGTTGTGATAATTGAGTGCGACGAGAGGGATGGCACATTGGGGTCCCTCACAGAAGAAGAAACGCAACGGATAGAAAAACGAACGCGCACTCACACCCGGATGTGTTCCATTCGCACTCTTGGAAACGTTTTGAGCGAACGTATCGATGGCAATCTTCTCTGTGAAAATGGCATCTTGGGAGTCCACGAGAGATCCACCGATGTAGAGTTCCACTTTATCGATGATCGTATCCCAACGCTGTATGTCGAGCGCCTGTGTGGTATCGTCGATGGTAAAATAGACATAGCCGAGAAGGTCACCAGATCGTTCAAATTGAACACTGGACATAGAATTGTTTTTCACTGCTCCATGGATGGTTTGCTTTTCGATGGACTGTGAAAAATTAGCATGTCTTTTGAATGTTGAGCTAAAGAATGATATTTCGGGGTTACCCACGATATATTCATCCTGAGCACCGATGGCGATCAATTGCACAACACCGGCAGACATGGTATACTACTCTAACGGGAGAAAATTACAAATTGGGTTTTCGACACACGAAACGAATGACTAAAAAGTTTGGTTTATTACCCACATCTGGTGCGATGGGTGTACCAGTTTGATCACGGATGGTGACTGCAAAACGATCGATGCGACGAATGGGATCGATATATTGTGTCGCGACTGGATATTCATCTTTGAACGTGACTGTCGTCGTTTCATCCTTTACGAGACTCGCGAACGAACCACGGAGAACACTCAGGGACGACTGACCCTCATAAACGTTGGAAGCGCGATCGTTGAAGATGGTGTCAAGCTGATCAATCGAGACGTAACAGTGTTCGGTACCAGCCGTCGTGTTAATACGAGCACCGAGGAGACGAGCCTGAACAACATTCTTCAGGGGCTGTTGAAGATGACACGTGAACGCGTTCGCACTGGCTTGTCCGATAGAATCGACGGTCACGGTATGATACTCGTAGTTGAGATCGGGGATAGTCTCAGTCGGAGAGGTGATGAGAGCCATTTCTATTAGCTTAGATTAAAGATCCACCGATTCCATCCTCAATCTCGTAGGACGCGAGATCCGACACGAGTTTCTGGGCACCACAGAGACCACCTGGGGTCAACGACTTGGTGTACGCACTTCCCTGCTTGCGACCGGGGGTACACTCAACCTTATTCTCCAGCTCGAAGATGGACCCCGTGGACAAAGTCTTCACCTTGATTGGCCTGGGCTGGTACATACTCTTGTCTTGGAACATCATGAGAGCCACGATGATAAAAAACAGGACACCGATCGACGTGAGCGCGTTGCGGTTCGTCTTGTTGAGATTGAACATTTACTATAAGTATACATTTTTTTAAAGTGCGTTAAAGGTAATTTTTTAGTTTCCATATAGAGAGTAGATGGACGAGGAAATCGTACTCGACCGTGGAACCACGAATATCATGAAACTGGATGCGGATGAACAGGCGCTCATGGATGAGATTCAGATTTCGGTACCCCGACCCAGGCCTGTGCCACGTCCGAGTCAGCCCATGCGTCAGCCACCACCTCAACAACATCAAGAGGCGATGGATGCGTTCGTGAATCCGAATAAACAGTCGGCTCCTCAGCAACCCACTCAGGATGAAGAGGTTGATTACGGTGAAGACGATGAACCCACCTTTTATGATGATGAGCCACCCAGCCAAGAGGAGCAGCCCTCCAAGGGGTACACATCCGTTGACGAAGAGAAGGCTGACTTGATTAATAAGCTCGGGCGCCTGGAGAAGAAGGGGTTTGCTGTAAACAAGAGACTCAACGCGTACTCGAACGTAGAAGAGCTGAGGTCTGAGGTGAAGCGTATCACGTATAGCATCGATGTGGAACAGTCTGTTCGTTTCTCTCGACGTATGCTCGTAGCGTGTGTGACTGGTCTGGAGTTTCTTAACAAGCGATACAACCCATTCGAGATTCAACTCGAGGGTTGGTCCGAGTCTGTTATGGAGAATGTCGATGACTATGATGGTGTCTTTGAAGAGCTCTACGTGAAGTACCGCTCGAAGGTAAGCGTCGCCCCCGAGGTGAAGCTCATCATGATGTTGGGTGGTTCGGCGATGATGTTCCACCTCACGAACAGTATGTTCAAGTCGGTGATGCCTAACATGAACGACGTGATGAAACAGAATCCTGACCTAGTGAAGAACATGATGGCGGCGGTTCAGAATACCACTCGGTCTCCCGAAGGCCCAGCGACTGAAGCTCCCGTAGGTGGAACGGGTAACTACGAGATGCAGGGCCCCGGTGTGGACATCTCGAGTCTGATGGGTGGTATCATGATGCCTCCACCACCCCCCATGAACACGACGATGGGTGGGGGTGCTCAGGAGAGTGTCGTGGATGATGATGATATGTCGGACATCATGTCCATCTCCGGTGAGTCTACTGGGGGTGAAGTGAAGGAGGTGAATGTCAGCGGTTCCGCTAAACCCAAGCGAACCAGGCGAAAGAAGAAGACGGAAATTAATCTCTAATTACTATATAAATGATAGCGTATTGTCCGCTGGAGGATTTGGAACCTCCGGTCAGGCCGAAGCAGCCTGTCGT